GACTACTGTCTATTACGCCTTATAGGGTTCAGGTTGGTAGCGATAATTTCATTACTGCTGACCAGTATTCCAAGTCCGCTATGGTGATGCACGATAAGAAGTGCTTCTTGTTTGCACCTAGAGCGTATAAGACTGATACGACTGACTACCGTAAGAATATACAGGCATATGTATGGGATACGAGATATGCAGGATGGGTATCGTTTGATGCACCTGCGACGATTACTGATGGTCTGTCTGTAGATACGACGAACGACAGCAGTATCCTTTATGTTGGTGGATATGACGGTCAAATATATGTGTTGAATAACTTCTACGACAGCCCATATAGGTATAAGCCCACGAGTGGTTCAGGGACTAGCACTCTGTCATTCTCAGGTACTACTAATACTACAGGGCTAACAGTCAATGACCCTGTGACTATTGTGAAGGCTGGTGGTGGTCTTACTGTTGATACGACTATGTACGTAAAGACGGTAACAAACAATAGTGTTCAACTTAGTGCTTCTGTTAGTGGTACGGCTTATACGTTCACTGGTGGGACTGTCCCACAGTTCTGTCTACTTGGAGAGATTGATTGGGAAGTATTCACTAGAGCTTTTGGTCAGGCTTACTCAGATGGTATTTCATACTACTCAAAGAATCGTCCTAGCCAGATAGACTTACACGCTATTGGTGATACGTCTGGTGGCTCAACTGTTAGTTGGGTTGTTCAGAATGAGGTTGGTGTACAGACTACTGGTGATTACACTATTACGGGTAATGCATCTAGGGCTATACGTGGGCTGAACAGAGATGTGATTGGTGTAAACTTCCAGATTGGATTATCTGGTACTGAACTAGATTATCCATTTAGGTTGTATGCAGTACATATCCATATGGTTGAGAGTGGAATCCAGAGGCATAGATAATGAGTATTCCTACACCTGCACCAGTAGTCCCACCGGGTGACCAAGGCGTACCTGCTGTACAGATACTGCCGGGTTCTAGCGTTGTTGTTATTGAGGGTGACTTCAGTACATACAACGAGAGACCAAAGGCTGTTGCAGCTGAAGTAACGATTACAACGACTACGGATGCTACGATTACTTTGGATAACGCACCTTATGTTTTGAGGTGTGATTGTACGAGTAACAATATTGCAGTTACGTTGCCACCTGCTAACTCTTGTATCGGTCGTATTATCTGGATTGCTAAGGTTGACGTTGGTTCTAATGAAGTTAGTATTGCAGTCCAGACTGGTGACACGTTGTGGAGACCATCTCACTTTACAGTATTAAAGAATAGCCATATATGTTGTTCTTTGATTGCTTGTAGTGATGGAACTAGTCCTGGATGGCAGACACTAAGTTTCTCTTAGGTATAGATGTATGTATGAAGAGTTTGAAGATGTGGTCAAAGAGTTATCAGTAGATGACCTAATGCACCTTATATGTATAATGCAGGAAGAGATTGAACGAAGGATTCGCACAACCAAAGAAGCGAATGACGGTACAAATTAATGGCAAGTAATTCAGCAAATCCATTCGCTTGGTTTGGTCGAATGTCAAAACAAAACCCTAAGTGGGCGCAGGACATCAATAGTATTGGTGGAATGGGCGGTATTGATAATGCTAATACCACTATGGGTTACTTAGATGCTGGTCAAAAAGCACTAAAGGGTGATGTTAAAGGTGCTTTGACTAGTGGTGCTGATACTTACCTTCGTGCTGCTGTACCTGCATATGGTGCAATCAAAACCTTCAACGACATAACAGGTGGAATCAACTTCAATCGAATGATGAATCCACGTAAACCTGTTTATGATGAATCTAAACTAGCGTCTCAGGCTATGAACGCTAATATGATTGAGAGTCAGCGTAACCTAGCCTCACAACAAATGCGTGATGCTACAGAACTACGACAACAGATTCGACCTCAGTACGAGAAGGTACAAAGTGACCTTCTTGATATGTTGACTCAAGGTGTATCAAGCCGTCAACTTGCTCCTATCTATGGTGCTGGTGAATCTCGCAATCGTGCTATTGGTGCTGCATCTGAAGCTGCTATGGCGCAGAACTTGGCTGCAAGAGGTGTAGGTGGTGGTATTCAGGCTGGTGTAGAACAAGCTAACCTTGCTGCACAAAGTGGACGTTCCGCTGACCTCAATAACGCTATTGTCCAACAGCAGTTACAACAACGTCCTGAGATGTTGAATATGGCTGCTAACCTTCTTGCTAATCGAGATGCTCAGGCGGCTGCTGAACTACAGGCTGGTCAAGGTATGAATCTGCAAGCGTCTCAAATGGCGTTGAACCAGATGAATCTTGAGCGTCAACAGCGTATGCAAGAAGAGGCTATTGCTAGGGCTAACCGTCAACAGGAGATGGAGAGTATTGGCTCTGTTCTCGCGTTGCTAGAACCTGAGTTACAGCGTATGCGTACTCGTGGGAAGAAGACACCCGGTCAGCCTGACTTTATGCCAACAGACACACCTTCATCTGAGCAGATTGCTTCAGAGATTATGGCAGATGAAGCCAAGGCAGCGGAGTTTGATAAAGTCTGGTCTGGTCTTGGTAACGCTTTGACGAATACACCTGCTGGATATAACTTACCTCTGACAGTTGAAGAACAACAGACTAGAGATTTTAGTTTCTCAACTCCAGAAAATGTTGGTGGTGGAATACAACAGGTTACTGATATTGCCACTATGCAAGAAATTGAGAATAGTAAAACCAAGAGAATAACCAAAAATCTTGGTAATGGTCTTGCGTTAGTTGCATACCTTGACCCACGTACTGGTCGATATATGAAGATGTACGCACGTACTAACCCTGAGTTAGCCAATAGACCTATAGAACAAACAGGCAGTCCGTCGGAAGTGCCTATGACGCAGCGAACACTTGGAAGGGCTTTCTACGGAGCATAATAATGGCTATTAATCTTTCTGGACTACTGCAAGGATTCCAACAGGGCAATCAGTTCGTCCAACAACAGAAGCAGAATAAACGTGCTGAAGAACAGTTCAAATTAACTGAGCGACGTCAGCGTGGAATGGAACTTGATACTAAGTTTAAGGAAATAGTAAATAGGTCTGTATTAGACCCACAATTTACCGAAGAAGAGCAGAAGAAAGCTATTGATGGGCTGAACAAGTTCAGGAAGTTTACATTCCAAGATTCTTACAGTAGGATGGCTAATCAGGTTATCCAATACTTTTTAAATGCCACTGAGATACGTGAGGATTGGAGTAAGTGCTTTGAGGATTTGTTGATACAAGGTGAAGAGATTGTAAGTATTGATATACTTGGTGGTAATCTTGTAATGGAGCGTATAAATCCTCTTGATGTATATACATTCAGAAGTGGGGATTCTTATAGGATAGAGGATTCAGACTGGATTTGTATTTCAAGGTTTAGACCAATTGGTGAAATAATTGACAATTACCATGAATATTTATCTGGTAAGGACAAAGCATATTTAGAAGAAGTATATACCACACAAACAGCAGGGTCTAAATTCTTCCCAGCAGGACAGCTTTTAAACGATAGATACAACATCAATGAGGCTGTTGAATACCTTGGTATGGATAAAGTGATGTATGGTGGTCTTGGTGGCGTTAAAGCCTTTAATAAGGACTTTGATGAGCAAGGTAATATGCGTGTAACCAGAGTGCTTTGGAAGGGACAACGTAAGATTGGTATTTTAAAGTATAAAGATAACGAGGGTAAAGATCAACAGAAACTTGTTGATGAAAAATATAAACCAGATACTGAAGCTGGTGAAAAGATTAAATGGGAATATATATCAGAGTGGAATGAGGGTACTAAGATAGGTAGGGATATATATGTTAAGTATGGCCCAAGACCTATACAGTTTAGAGACCCAGACAATCCATCATTATGCCATCCAGGAGTTGTTGGCAATATCCTAAATACAAATTCAAGTAAAGCTAAATCATTGATGGGGTATATGAAACCATATCAATTGCTTTACAATTTCTTCATGTATAGACTACAACAGGACTTCTTAAAATACCAAGGACATATAGCTAAGTTTAACCTTGCAATGAAACCAGATAACTGGTCTATGGATAAGGTGATGTACTATATGCAACAGTTTGGTATGCTTATAGAAGATCCATTCAATGAAGGTCAGGAAGGTGCAGCAACTGGTAAATTAGCTGGTGGTATTGGATATAACCAAGGTTCAGGTATTCAGATTGGTGATGCCAATTTGATTCAGATGAACATGAATATGTTGGCATTCCTTGAAGATAGGATTGGGGATATATCAGGGGTTAGCCCACAACGTAAGGGTTCTATTGACAATAGAGAAACGGTTGGTGGGGTAGAAAGGTCTGTAATGCAGTCTTCTAACAATACTGAAAAATACTTCGGATTACATGATAACTTTAGATTAAGATGCTTGCGTGTACTCGTAGGTACTGCTTCTATTGCTTGGAAAGATAAGAAGGAGAAAAGGACTTTTGTATTGGATGATGGAACTAAATCAGTATTAGACTTTGATGGTGAAAAATTCAGACAAGGCGTATATGGTATAGCTACAACTACTTCTTCTGATGTAACCAATATGATGAATGATATTAAGCAATTGGCACAACCATTTATGCAGAATGATGGTACAATGAGTGCTATTATTGATATATTCATGACCAAAGACCCAGCATCACTCAAGCGTAAGATGGAGCAATATGAGGAAGATAAGAATGAAAGAATGGCTCAGTCTGAAGAAAAACAGAACCAGATGCAACAGCAGGCTTTAGAAATGCAACAACAACAGGTTGTAGCCCAGATGGAACATCAGAGGTTATTGCAGGAGATGTCTGATAATACCAAGATGCAGATAGAATTACTCAAGCTTGGTGGTGAAGATAACACACTTGAATATGAGAAGCTTACATTACAGAAAGAGAAGATTATAAAGGAGCTTGAATTGAAAGAAAGACAGTTGAGGGAGACGGAGAGAAGTAATAAAGCCAAAGAAGATATTTCACGTATTCAGAAGAAAACTGTAAGCAAATAGTTATAGTGGATGATTATTTTTTGCGAAACCACTTTGAAAGCAATTTAATATAAACTATTTTTAACACACCTAAAACAAACATAACAATGACAGAACCAGTAAAACAAGAAGAACTGGTGTTTAATCCGTCATTTCTTGAAGTAGATGAAGATATTCGTGTACCCGAAGGAGATGAATTGATTTCTAAGAAAACACCAAAGGATGGCGAAAGCCCAATACAAGAATTAAACTTATTTAACGATAACATTCTTGAGCATAACAACGCAGAAATAAACAAACAGGTAGAATCCTCAGGAGAAGATATTTTAGATAAAGATCCCCTTCCCCCTGATAATATTAAAGATAAGAAAGATTCTTCTTTGTTTTCTGTTGTTTTAGGTCAAGACTTGATGGGGGGAGGGGTCTTATCTACTTTTGATGAGCAAGAAATAATTAAGATTTCCAAAGAAGAGGGTGAAGCTGCTGCTATATCATATATGATTAAAAAGCAGATTGATGAAAGCAACATCCAATTAAAGGAATCTTATGATAAAGAATACCAAGACTACCTTGAGATGGTTCAAGGTGGAGTTCCAAAACAAGAGGCTGCTGGGTTAATAGGAGTAGAAAACTTCTTAACAGCAGTTAAGCAGGTTGACTTAAAAGGAGAAGCTGATGAGGCAGTCCAAGCAAGGAAAGACCTGCTGACATTAAATTACAGATTAACTACAAAATGGACTGATGACAAGATTCAGAAGTATGTAGATAAGATGTATGATGAAGGTTCTGATTTGGAAGAAGTTGACGATGCATTGGCAAATGTAGGTTCTTATGTAGCCAATGAAAAATCAGCTCAGATAGAACACGCTAAACAGCGTGAAGCCCAAGTCAAAGCAGCCCAAGCAAAACAATTGAATGATTTAAAGACTACCATTGAAAAAACCGAGGAATATTTTAAAGGAGATAAGGTAACAAAAGTTGTTAAAGACAAGATGTTAAAAACACTTACCACTCCAGTTAAATTAGAAAACGGTGTAGTTACAAGTCAATTGTGGGCAAAGCGTGAATCCAATCCAGTAGCGTTTGATTCTAAGATAGCTTACTTAGACGCAATTGGATTCTTTGATGACAAACCATTGGATAAGTTTGTAAAGAATGCCGAAACCAAAGTAACATCTGGATTACAACAATTCTTACAAGACAATGGGGCTAGGTCATACAAGGGTTCAGCAGAAAGATCATTTAGCACAAGAGATGGGGCAAAAGATCCACTTGATGCTATTTTGGGAATGTAAAAAGATTTTAAATTTAATATAAAATGAGTAATAATCGTATCACGCCTTTACAGATACTAGACCCTAAATATTGGTCTGGTTTGACTCGTGAGCAGCACCTTGCGTGGGCTTATGGAAAATCTCCTATATATATCGACAAAACTTTGGAGAAGATATATGAGGTTAATTATGGTGACGACAACTTAGTTTCTTTTGTTAATAAGTTTCCTGTAAAGGAACTTGAAGCAGATGAGCCTTACCGTTGGCGTTTAATGGGAGCAGAAGAAAGGAATATTCCTTTGGCTAAAGCTTCTTTGACTTCAAGTGGTTCTCAAGTAGCCGCTACTGAGAAAGCTGGTTTGGCACGTGGAGTATTCTTCATGTGGTTTCCAGAAAGATATTTTGAAGTAACTACCCACTTAGCTGGTGAAAACCCAGAAGTTTATCAAGTGGCTGTTATTGAAGACCCCGTACAAGACGGTACATTGTGGCGTTATAAAGTTCAAAACTTTACCGCTGATGATGCAGCTTTCATCCCTTATGATGAATTAGCCGTTGATACCCGTTGGAAAGAATTGTTTGGCCAGACTGAGCAAGAACTTTCAGAACGTGGAAATGGTGTTCACCATGCTTCTCACTTTGAAATGGAGAATACTTTGTCTATGATTCGTAAGAATTATGACGTACCTGGAAACATGATTGGAGCGCAAAACCCAGCAATGGGAATGCAGTTCATGGGTGATGATGGTAAGGTATATACCCGTTGGATTGACAAATTGGGATGGGATTTCTACAAACAATTCCGTAGAGATAAAGCCCGCTTGTTGATGTATGGTAAATCTAATAAGATGCCTGATGGTTCTTTTGGACATAAAGGTGAATCTGGTAACACTGTGCGTTCAGGATTTGGTTTGTATGAGCAAATGGAATCTGGTAACTTATTGTTCTATAACACATTCAGCTTAGAAATGCTTTCAAGTTTTGCTATGCAGTTATCTGTTGGTAAGATTAAGGAAGATAAGCGTGACTTCGTGTTGTCAACTGGAGAATGGGGTGCAATGGAATTCCATAAAGCAGCTCAAGGTACAGCATCTAACATCAGTTGGTTGCGTTCTGACCATAACTTTGTTAATGGTGGAACTGGACTTAATGAAGCTCAGATTACTAGCTATACTTTCGTAAATGGTATCAAATTCCATGTGATTATTGATCCAATGAAAGACAGCCCAGTATTGAACACTTTGAAATATAAGGAAGGTCTTGCAAGTTCTTACACTTATGACATTTGGGATTTTGGTACAACCAATGGTGAACCTAATATCCAACGTGTAGCTCTTAAAGGAATTCATGAAGTACATCGTTATATTCCTGGTCTACGTGATCCATTTACCCCTGGTGGTATGGGATATGCTGGAGACAATGGAAGCCCAACAATGACTTCTAGTCCTAAAGATGGTTATTCTGTTTATAAAGCAGCATGGCTAGGTATTATGATCCGCAACGTGAAACGTACTGGTAGGGTTCTACCTAACGTATTACGATAGATATAATTACTGGAAGGTGGCTTGACCACCACCTTCCTTTATTTTAAAAACAACAATAGAAGAAAACAAAGTAACGGTATTTTATGGAAATTAAAGAAGCATTAAAATTAGGATATTTAGAAGATAAAGTAATATGTTTAAAGCCATCACCTAGAGGTGGAAAGATGGTAAATGACCCAAAGCACATAGCTTATTTCATGATGGATGGAGCAACAACTTCATTCTGTCTACCAAGGAATAATAGAGGTGATTTGGTTAGCGTATTTAAAGATACAGATGAAAGAAAGTTCTTTGAAGGTATATTGGGATTGGATTTGAATGAATCAAAGCCTGGCAATTATTTTGAGAAGATGTCCGTGTCTGTAGTTAAAGACCCAGCATTAATGTATGTTGGATATAAGTTTAAAATGAATGACCCAATGGACAACCTGCGCTATAGGATAGTTGCAAAGAATCCAACAGTTGCCCCAAGTTGGGAACAGAGATTAGATAGGGTTGAATATAGATGGGGATTGGTTGATGAGTCTAAGATGAATGAAGAGGCTGAAAAGACATTTGATTCCCAACAGGAATTATGGATGTATTTAGGCAAGATTGGAGATGATGTTCCTAAATTACGTAAAGTATTAATGGTGTATTATTCCTCAATAGGTTCTTCACAAAAGATTCCAATTGATGTCAAAAAACAAACGCTGATGCAGGATTTTAATACAATTGCTGCAACAAAAGAAGGCCGTGAGAAGTTTATGTCAATAGTAAACGGTAATCTATTCAAGAGTAAGTTGTTTGTATTACAGGCAATGGAAGTAGGGGCAATTAAGAAGGATGGAGTTGATACATATATGTTTACTGGAGATGAGATGACATTCACATTCAATGGTATAGCAGAAAAGATAAATGATCTTCAACAGATTGATGATGATTTATATTTCAAGATTAAAGATCAAATTGATAAATCCAATAAATGACAATAACTGATTTAATCCAAGAGTTTGAGATTACCTATGACCTAGGTAGTCTTGGACTTCCTGGTTTTGAAGAAGACGAGATAAAAAAACTACTTGAGTTATCACAATATAGGGTCATAAGCCAAAGGCTTCAGGGGAATAATGCCTATCAGTCAAAGTTCCCAGATACCAATAAAAGGATTGATGATTTGAGTGGATTAATATCTACGGCAAGTAAGGCATCTGGGAACCCCGGAACTCCAGTAAGTTTTACTTGGGCTAAAGAGACAGACGAGGATTATATAATTATAGAATTACCATTTGATTATTTGCACATTCTTGAAGATGGATTGTTTGTTAAAACCAGTATTTCGGTAGGAAATCCAGTTGTGACAACAATAAACGTAGAGATGGCAAAAGAAATTTCAATGAAAGAATCGTTAAGATATAATTCTGGTAGAAATAATTTAAAGCCATATATAAAGAATCCAGTATTTCATTTTATAGATACGAAAATAAATGAAGCTCCACCTAATACTACGTCAAATAGAAAACTAAAATTATTAATTGACTCTGATCTTGGAGTAGACAATGTTGTCGAAATTAAATGCATGTATATACGCAAACCAGTTAATTTAACAACTGTAACAGATGCACTTTATGACTTCAATGACGATGTTTATCACGAGATAGTAGCTGGAGCAGTAGATCATGCAATCAGTATAGTAAGCCCAAATAAGTCACAGATTAACCAACAGCAACTTAATAAATCAGAATAATGACAAGTAGGGAAGCGTTAATATTGCTTGATGAATTATTAAGGGCAACTAATCCAGAATTAGCTGAAGATGTTGAGATAACAACAAATATCCTTTATACCTTTTTAACAAGGGCACAGCAGGAATACATATCAACACATTTTTTATCTGGAGATACTATAGTAGATAATATAAATGCAATCAGAAAGAGGTCTGATGTATTAAGAAAATTAATAAAGAGAACTAATATAAATGCAATATCTGGAGCAGATAAACAG